ATGTCTTTTTAGTTCATCACCTTTTTATAGATTCTTGCATAGGTATATGCAGGATATAATTTAAGTCCTGTTGCTTTTTCCATATCTGGTAAACACTTAAGTAGTAATGTCTCCATAGCCATATTAGAATACTGACTATATGTATTTGGTATTTGTTCGTCCTTTCCTTCATAGTACCCAATGATAGTTTCAAATGGTGAAAAGTATCTACGCTCTCTACATGTATCATATACTTGCTTTTGCATACAAAAATAGTTTGCAATAAAAGCTGCTAAATCTTTTGATATTGCTTGACGAATAACTGTATATTTTTTCTTTTTAAACATCTTTAGCCATTTCTTTTGGCACCGCTTGTATATTCCAATGTATGAATCTAAAAGGTTCTTTACCAAAATCTACTGCAAATTCGTGTTCTAAAAATCCTGGAAATATAATTAACGTACCTGGTGTGGGCTTAAAGTGAATTAACTCTGATCCACTCCACACACCTTTTTGGTTTGGTTTCATTTTTAATTTAGTAGCTCTTGCTCCAGTACGAGGTTCGTGAAATATTGGATATGATGTTTTATCACTACACTTTAAAAAGTAAAATCCTGATACGTGTTGGTTCCAATGTATATGTGCTGAATGATGACCACCACCTTTTTTAGCAAACTCTTGTACCCACATCTCACTAAACATAGTTGTGTATTGCTGCATATCGTAACCTTGATGATCTAAATACTCCCAAGACTTTTGACCAATGTAATTTCTAAAATCTAAAAAATCATTATCAGCTGTAAGCGGTGTTGAGTGATATGATCTCCCAAAATCACCGTGCTCTTTAATGAAAGTTTTCTCTCTTGTTCTTGCATCTTTAATATATTTATTAGATGCTTTGTTTAATGATTTTACAAACTCTGGTTTTTGTTCTGACCAAATGGTCGTGTTAAAGTAATTATTTATAAACATTATTTAAAAGGCCTTCCTAAATGCCAAACAACAAGACTATATCTTGTGCCAGCTGTTACTGGTTTAACTCTGTGCCAAACAAAAGAAGGAAAAACAATAATAGAACCCTTAGGTAATATCTCTTTTGCTTTTCTTAAATGTTGACTTTCATCTCTCATATGTGGATCATAGTTTCTAAAATCAAATTCTAATTCACCACCTGTGTATTCTGAACCATCTGTTAATTGACAGGTCATAGATAATTTTCTAATCATACCTTTTTCAGGTCCTTCTTTTTCATAAGGTTTATCCCAACCATCACAATGCCAATCATAATATTGATTGTGTTTATATTTTGTAAACTGACAAGATTCAGATCTTTCCCAATCAAAGTTCCAACCAGCCATTTCATTTGCTCTACGAACATAAGGATGTAATTCTTTATATATCCAAGTATCATTAAGCCATACTAGATCAGATTTTCTTTTTCTTTGTAAATTTTTAATTTCTTCTTTATTTAATTTTCTATCACCATAACCACCCGTTCTAGCCATCACTTCTTTTTGTGAATTTGCATAAGCTATTACATCATCACAAAACTTTGGTGTAAGCACACCACTAAAATACCAATAATAATTAGTTAAGTTCATAATTAAAATTTATTACCACTCTCACATCTTTATCTGTTTGAATTTGTGCTCTATGTTTTTTATACGCATCAAATATAACTATTTGATTTTGAATACATTTTACTTTTTTGTCTTCAAATTCTGTAAAACCATTGTTATTATTAACATAATAAATAGCTGTTTTATGTTTTAAATCATCAGTAAACTTATCTACATGCCAACTACAATAAGAGGGTTTTTTAAAACAAAGATTAGCTCTAACGTGTAATACTTTTTTAGCCTTTAATTTATATAAAATAGGTTCTATTAAAAATGTTTCATCTGAATTTTTTTTACCATCTAAGACAAAAGTATGACCCATAAAAGATGAATCTTTTTTACTTGTTGAAACTTGATGTGGAAAATAATACCAAGGAAAACTTTCATGTAAAAGAGTTTTATAAATTTTGTCTGAATAATTTTTATCTATAAAATTTTTATATATATTCATATGTTATAGTCTGTACAAAATTTAAACTATCTTTTTGATTATTGGTTAAATAATACATATTAGTTGATGGGAACATAATAAATTTATTATTTTCTAATGATATATCCCAACTTCTACCTTTACGTCTGTTATCTTCAAAGTGTATTCGAACATTACAATCTTTGACTTTTACACCATATAATAATGTAAAGTCTGGAGAGTTACGTAAATCTACTGGATCAATATTTAATAATGGAATTGTAGTTTCGCTAGGTTTATAAATATTACCCCATGTTTCTTTGTTAATTAAATTGAAACCATACTCAAGAGAAACGTGATCTCGTATGTAGGTGTTTAACATATCCCAAGTTCGTGAAAATGGAAAATCTTTGTTTTGAATTACTGATTGTAAGATGTCACCTGATAATTTATTTCGGTCAATGTCCCAATTTTTTGGCATTTCCACATCGCCAAAGAATAAACTTTGTTCACTTAAAACCTGCTTTTGCATACCACCACCATATATAAATTATGCTTTAGAGTCTGTCAAATCCCAAGTTGTGTTATCTTCATTCCAGACGTAAGACCAAGAATGAGTTTCAGCTGTATTTTGTGAAGTCTGTTCTTCTGTTAATGCTGGAGCGTCACCGATTGGTGATTTCCAAGAAGCTGAATCATTATGTTTTACCCAAGATGCATATGGTTTTTTAGGCCAGAAGATTTGATCATCCTCATCCCAAGTATAACCTATACCTGCGTAATTTCCTCTAAAAGGTGTGCCACCATCATTATGTTGATTACCAGATGTATTGTATGAAGTTTGAATCCACATTTGTGCAGGCCAATTATTGTGTGTTTCTAAATATTGTTGACCTACTGATTCATCTTCAACACCATCAGCGTTTTCCATATCTTTGTTATCAAGTGTTAATACTTGAATAACTTTTCCGTTCGCTCCGAGTTTTGCAAAATGTGCCATAATTAACTCCTATTATATATTATAAATTTTAATCATTCAACTACTGGAATTTGTATCTTATTATTACTATACCAGAGCCACCATTACCACCACATCCACCAGATGGATTAGTTGCCCATAATGCAGTAGCACCACCACCTCCACCACCTAAATTAGTAGAACCATTACCACCTCTTTGAGCTAATCCAGGTCCTGCTGAAGTAGGGCCACCATCTCCACCACCTCCAGGTCCACCCGGACCTATGTTTGGATTTGAAACAGGGCCACCAACTAATAAACCAGATCCACCACCACCACCTCTTGTAACAGATGATCCTGTAATTGAATTTGCTGAACCAGGTCCTCCTGTTGGAGAAGTTGCTGCACCACCAGCGCCACCGCCACCGCCACCAGTAAAAGCAAGTGAATTAGCTGAATATCCTGGATTACCTTGAGGGGGACTAACAGGTGGAGTATTACCTGAACCTGTATTATTACTATTACACGCAGTACCACCACCAGAACCACCATCCGTGCCAGGACCTCCTGAATCAGAAACACCACCACCACTACCACCTCCTGCAGATGTAATTGTTGAAAAAATTGAGTCACTTCCATTTGCACCACGTGGGTTAGGAGGAGTATAAGTAAACTCTCCCCTTTTTCCACCACCACCTACTGTAATTGGATAAGCTGATATTGATAAAGGTAGTGTACCATCTGTAGTTGGAAAGTCAGTTCTATGTCCTCCAGCACCACCACCAGAACCACCAGAACCAGTTCCATAACCTGCACCGCCTCCACCACCGCCAGCTAAAACTAAAAAACTTGCATTACTTGGACCACCCGCTGGATTAGAAGGAGAGTTTCCTACGCTAGAAACACAAAAAGTTCCAGGTCCTGTAAATGTATGAATTTTATAATTTCCACAAGTTGTAACAGTTCCACCCGTAGCTGCTGTAAACAATGCTATTTGAGGAAAACTAGAAGCTTCTCCTGTGTCTACTAACTTCCAACCTCGAGTTGCATCTACATATACTAGTGTAACCGCTACACCATTTGTAGTAATTAAATAATTATTTGTAGAACCCTCAATTTTTTCTGATCCATTTGCTGTAACTGTAATATTATTTGTTGCGGCTGTTTGTGCATAATCACTTATAGCTACAATAGCTCCTGAAGAACCTGCAGGTAAATTTACTGTAACAACACCTGAAGTAGTGTTAACAAAATAACCTTCTCCATCCGCTGCCGTAAATGTTGAAGTTTTAATTGATCCTGTTTGCCAATTAACAGAACCTGCTCTTCCAAATCCTGATTGTGATGCTCCACTAGCTAAACTTACTGTATCACCACTTGCACCTAATGTAATAGTAGTTCCTGATTGAGAAATTATACTTCCACCATCTGCAGCTTTATAAGCATCAGATCTTAAATCATTTCCTGCTACTGTAACTGTGTCACCAGCTGCACCAAGAGTATTTGCAGTTCCACATTGACTTACAATGACACCTCCATCAGGTGCTTTTAATGCACTTGATTTTAAATCTCCATTAATTGTTACTGGAACTCCTGCTGTTACTGATACTGAATCTCCAGAATCACCAACAGTGACAGTTCCACAATTTGTTCTTGGACTAATTTTATTTACTTTTATTTCACTCATAATTATTTAAATTTGTATCTTATTATTACTATACCTGAACCACCAGATCCACCAGCTGCACCACCACCACCAGATCCGCCACCGCCAGCACCTAAATTAGTTGTTCCTGCTTCTCCAACAGTTCCAGATCCCTTTCCATCACCACCTCCACCTGGACCACCAGGTACAGGAACAGGACTAGGTGGACCATTTCCACCGCCACCACCACCAGCTCTTGTTACAGGTGATGATGAAATTTCACTTGTTGTTCCACCGCCACCACCACCAGAATCAGATGAATCAGCAACTCCGCCTGATCCCGCAGCTCCACCACCGCCACCTGATCTATATCCACCACTATTATATGGATTATTAGCAGCACCTCCGTTATTACCTTGAGATGGACTGACAGGAGGAGTATTACCAGATCCACCATTACCTTCATAACCTCCATTACCACCACCGCCTGATCCTCCATTTTCACCGTTT